CGTGCCGGGGGGCTGAGTTTCGTATCCGAAGTTCTCGCTCAGCCCGCTAGACGGGAATACGAATTTCTGGACCTGACGTGGAGGCATCAGCGTCCTCCTTGTCGGGTGCTATGTTGCCTCAACCCAGTTGGCCGTCGTCTCACTGTCGTTGTTCACGTACAGTTTTGCGTTCGCCGTGTCGATGAACAGACAACCCTTGGAGAACCCGGCCTCGTTGTCGCGGGTCGAGGACGGGTCTTCAGCGGAGGCGACAATAAGGGAGTTTCCGATCTCGTCGGAAGCAATGATTCCGGTCGCGTCTTGAATAGTGTGTCGTTGACTCATCTTTTTCTCCTACAATCTCGAATCCGCGCGAGGGATCAGGGAGGCCGCACCGGCCTTCAGGGTCGCTTTTCCAACTCCGGGGCCGACGACAATGACGACGTCATCCCCGATAGGGGCGGCGTCTCCGCCATCAATCTCAACTGTACTGGACGCATTGCCGGACACGATGGAGTACGAGCGGGTCTCGTCCAAGTCGTAGACCGTGTCGACCACCATGTTTTGCGACGCGATGATTTCAGCCATGACTCACCTCAGTCAATGAATGTTCCGGAAATGTTCTTGTGCCGCACCCTGTCGTTTCCGACCAGCCTTCCCTCGTACAAGGCTCTTCCGTCAGATCCATCTGAGTTGTAACCAAGATTCTCCGCACGGTTGGACCGTGCGTCAAGCTCGATGGAGGGGGCCAGACATTCCATGAACCGAGCGTAATACACACCTCTTTCATTGTCGAGCCTCTGTTCCGCTGCCGCGAGACAGGAGTTCAGGATTGTCTCTGAGTGGTCACTGGCCCCGTAGGGGTGCTTGTTGGCCGAGGTGACATCGTGGCTAGCCCTTACCCGGTAGCGGTAAGAAACGGTCACTGCGCTGGAGATGGCTGGCCAGAACTGGATGACCTGCCTGCTGCCGATGGAGTCTGTTGCGGACTGAGGCTTGGGTTTGATGGCCGCGTAGTACGGATCGGTTGTCGAGGCCGTGGAGTAGTCCCGCTGCCGCATTTCCCTGATGCGGTTTTCTCCCACGATCTTCACCGTGTGCCAAGACTTGTCCTTCTCAGCAAAGGTGAGGTCTCCCATGATTCTCCCGAAGTCGTCCGGAAGGTCGTAGTCGTCCTGATGCAGGCGGTAGGTGGAGGCGACGGAGATGTTCGCGCCGGGGTTGTCGGTCGTGGGGAGGACCAGATTGCTGGCGTCGTGGCGTGAGTCCACGTCGTAATTGACATTGTCGATCTCGATCTTGTAGTTCGGCGCTGTGGAGTCTGTCAGCCCGTGGGGTGTCGTGAACACAACTCGGCGGTTGGAGTGCGTGTACGTGACCGTTCCCGCCGTAATCTCAGCGTTGAGGGAGAAGGATGTCACCGGCTTCAGGAAGCTCCAGTCGTGCATGTGCTGTGCAACTGGAGGAGGACTGTAGAACTGCCGCAGACCAGACTCAATGACTCTGGTTACTACGTCCTGCTTGTGGCCCGTATCGCTCCCGACGACGTACTGCCCGCCATACAGGAATTCCCAGACCTCCTTGCGGAGATCCCCAAACGTCAAGGTGAAGGTCGACTCTGCCATGCCGGTCCCTCTAAAGGAAAAAAGCGGGACGAGGGCCGGAGGATGGGCCCCCGCCCCGCTCGAAAGGAACGTGAGTTCCTTGGGGCTTCAGTTAGTCAGCGACTCCGCCAGCCAAGAGTCGTCCAAAAAGGACGTTGCTGGTCGACGAGGCCGACTTGGTGGCAACGACGAACTTGCTGGACGTATCCAGCCCGCCCGGAATCGGAACCTTCTTGACGAGCTTGTCGTCAACAAAGACCTTCATCCGACCGTCGCCAGCAACGACGAGGCCGATCTTCTTTGCGGCGGCGGCGGCAAGGGTTTCGCCGGTATCCACCAGTGTCTCCGAAGTTCCGTCATGCCGAGCAATCTGGATCTTCTTCGGGCTGGCTTCGTTGGCGACGAGCCGAACGCCTGCGCCCTTGATGGCGAGCTTGGCGTCATTGTCGGCAAACGAGGCGAGGAAGGTCGGGACTCCGCCCGAACCATCGTCCTTGATGACTCCCGCGAAGACCGTCTGCAAGTTGACGGTTCCGTTGGAATACTGAAGGCTGAACTCCATCGCCAGTCGTTGCGAGGCATCCACTGAGACGCCGTCGGGGTTGAGGACGATGTAGGCCAGATCGTTTGCGCCACTGCCGGTTGTGACCTTCCACTCACCGCTGGCAACGGAGCCATCGGCGTGCTTCAGGGGATTGTTGGTGGCAAGGTCGGTGTCCAGCAGGTAGCCGTCCTTGCGAGCATCCAGAATGTCCAACTCGCCGTTGAGGCGGGCCATTGCACTCTTGATGGGGAAGTTGCCGAAGACGACTGGCGACAATCGACCAGCCTTGACGATTCCCTTGTGCGGTACGTTTGAACCCATGGCTTCACTCTTTCTTTGATGCTGCCAATCTCAAAGAAGCCTCCCGCCCCGCATGGCAGCGATAGCTGGGGCGGGAGGCGAACTAGACACTTAGGTACTTACACCTGATGCAGGATAAAGTTTCGACGGCGGTCAACGCACAGGAAGTTGTACGTGCAGTCGATGTACTGCGTCAGGACGCGGTGATGGAGAGGATGGGGAGCGACTTTCGTCTCCTTCATGTACTCTCCGGACAGGAACACGGGCTTGAACACTTTCCAGTTCACGCCGTAGACGCGATTCTCGTCCATGTTGCCCTGATCCGAATCAAGGAACGGAACCCAGTTCACGGAAACTCGCCGGAACGTGGTCAGCCCGTCTTTGCTCGCGACATCGTTTCCGAGATTCTGGTTCTGAGCTTCCAGAATTTCTTCCATCTTGCCGATGACATCGTACGGGGCGTAGTAGGCGTAATCGCCACCCACGTTCGAGAACGGGCCATCCACGGGCGGGCGGAAGTCGGTCTTGACCGAGGCTTCCCGCCAAGTGCGGATGAGATCGCTCTTCGAAATCTTCGAGAACGTCCCCGTGTAGTTCTTGAATTTCGGATACGTCGTGGGATTGACGTTACCGACTGTGGTGTGGTCGGACGGCAGCCCGCCATTGAACCCCTTAGAGGCGTTCTTGACGATCCAGTAGTTGATGCCGAACGGCTTCATCGAGTCGCTTGCCGACGGAGCCGGACCCCAGAAGTTGTTCTCCATCAGGTCGGCGAGATCCGTCAACGAATCAATCCGGCTTGATTGGAGAAGGTTCACCAGACGGGCCGGTTCACGGTTCATCGCAACGATCCGTTCCTCGATGGCCCAGTGAGTTTCACTGTGACGCCAAGGAATGTTGCCGCGAATCTGCGTGTCCGCAGTTGTCGGGTTGTCTTCTTCGTTCAGCTTGACGTTGCGAGCAGCGTTGTTGCTGGCGACGCGCAGGTTGAACTGGTGTCCGTAGCCCGAGCCGAATTCGACGCGGTTCTTCCGAAGCAATTGAGGCATGGCCGTGTGACGCTGGAGGTCCACGACGATATCCGTCCAAGAGACCTTGTCGAGGTGACGAAGAGTCGTCTCAATCAGGTCTTGGTAGCTTTCTGCACTGTAAGCCATTGGTCAGTCCTTTTATCGAGGACTACCGCCTCTCGTTTTCTCTGAACCAATCGGCAGCCGCTTGAATTGCGGCTTCTGTGGAGGTCTTCTCTGAAGGTTGGTCCCGTGTGGGAGCAGCTATAGTTTGACCCCTCTGCCGACGGCTTTCCGAGGCGGCAGTCTTGAGTGTTTGATTGCCAAGTTCTTCCGCAAATGAGCCCGAAATGGACTCTTCCACAAGCTCCTCAACAGAGGGGACATCTTCACCTCTTGCCGAGTACCCATGAGCCAAGCGAGATACAGATTTCGCAAGTTTCATGCGGTTGTCGGAATGTTGGCTGCTGACAGAGTCAAAGCTGCCTCTTCCAAACGTGTCTTCGTCCAGCTGATTGACAGCCTTCTCGAAGGACGCCACATTCTGCTCAGCCTGTTGCTTTGCAGAATCCTGTTGGGCGAGATGGCTATTCGACATCACCTCGTCCATCTTCTGTTCCAGAGAAGCAAACCGGCGGTTCGTTTGTTCCGTCAGGTTGACAATCTCTGGGTCGTACTCATTCGGATCAGAGAACTGGAAGTCCGAGAATGCTTCATCGGAAGCCGTCGTCTCTTCTGCCGGTTTTGTATTCTGCACTTGGGCCGCAGAACGTGCAATAGCTTCAAGGCGACCCAGCGCCCCCTCGTACAGCTTGACGTCCCCGAACGCATCAACCTGATCGGGCGTAAGGCCGAACTTCGCACCAACCTTGTAATGCTTTTCCTCGAAGGGGACTTCATCCTCGGCGGGCTGGGGCGGCTCAATCTCCTCGGGCTGGGAGTATGTTGGCTCCTCTTCGATGTAAGGAGTCTCCTCAGCTTCCGGGGTCTCCACGGGTTCGGTGTTTTCGGTGATTTCTTCCGGCATCTCAACCTCCCTAGAAATTCAAATAGCTTCTTATCTTGGACAACTCTTTTTTGTTCTTGCCGATTACGGCAAGCAGCTTCTTCATTTCAGACCGCCCCTCCCTGCGGAGCTTCACCCTCCGGAGGGCCGCCTCTTTTGCCTCGGGGCTGTTCTTTTTTCTATCCGGCATTATCTTCCGCCTATCCTGCGGCGAATCCTTCTTCGCCGGGGCCTCTTTTTCTTTTTCGGGTCAGGCCGCTTGCCTACCTTGAAGTCTAGAATCTCTTCTAAGCCTTTTTTTACCCTCATCCCATCACTCCGTCTCTGTTGTGCATTCCAATCAGGCGAAGATAGCTGGCCTGATGTCGGGCGCTTTTGTATTGCGGCCTCCCCTGCTTGTCGAAGTATGTAGGAACACCATGCTTGGCGGCATGAGCTTCGGCGGCCTTGATGTCCTTCGGGTGGACGGCGGACCCCTCGCAGAAATGATCTTCCCACTCCGAATTGATACGGGAAGGCAGCTTGCCTGTAAAGTCGATCCCGGCAGTCTTCCGCTCGGAAAACTCCTCGGGGGTAAGCTCCTGTCCGTTTACCATGTACTTGACCTTCATGACATCTGCCTCATCGCGCCTTCTTTTTCAGACTGCTGGGAGTTTCCCCCGAGCATCTGGTTGACCATGACTTGCTCCGCCCCCTGCCGGGTCGCGCCCGGACGAGAGACCCTCTCGTTCGTCCGGTGAGTCACGGAGGGCTTGCCCGGCCCCTCCGAGGGCGGAGCCCCTTCCTGCTGAGGCTTCCCTTGGTACGTCAAGATGTCGGTAAGTTCCGGCATGTCGGCGTATTCACTGTACAGGCTCAGCAGGGCACCCATATCCAGACCCATCCCCTGCTGCTGCATCAGCGGAAGTGACGGGAGGACCACTCCGGAGACGATCTGGTTCAGCGTCGCCAACCTTTCCCCCGGAGACTTGAACTGCATCGAGTAAGGCTCGATCTCAAGCATCATGTCATAGTAGGCGGTGTCGTTTCTCTCCTGAGCGGTGAGTTCAGTCATCATCGGTTCCATGCCCGGAGGCTGGAGCGTGGCGGGGTACGCTTCCAGTGGGTCCTGCCAGAGATAGAAGCCCCAGTCTGTCAGCACTCGCTTAACAAATATTTGCACCGCGTCCTGCATTCCAGACACCCTCTGGTTTGCAGAGGCGAACATCAGCCTGTCCTGACCTACTGTCTCGGATTGCGGCCCGAGTCCCCCCAGTGCGTCCAAGTTCCCCGACAGCCAGCTGAACATCTCCTTCGACTGGAGCATGAAGGCGAACGTGTTCTGGTCGATCCCGCCCATGTTGAGTTCTTCGATGGGAAGCCCGCCGTTGATGGGGACAACCTCCCCGTCATTCGCTCTCCGGACACGCTCAGCGTCCTCAGTGTCCGCGCCTCTCGCGAGACCCACTGTCTTTTGCCGGGCCGCCTGCCGCTCCAGCTTCCGGTACATCGAGTTGACGATTCGGTGCAACCCCTGCCACAGCATGGCGGGAGCCAGCGGCATGGAGTTCCCGTCGACCTCGTTGAAGTACAGCATGTGGAATGGTCCCTGCTCGGGACCAGACCATTCAACCACCCTGAGCGGCTTCGACCCCTCGTTCGGGCCGAGCGTGACCAGACTCTTGCTCTTAGGGAGCCAGACTTCCCAAAGCTCAACCTTGGGGTCGTACTCGTCTTCCAAGTAGGAGTTGTGTTGCGTGATGGTGGAAACCCGCTCGTCCCCGCCGGGGTTGAACCGTGACACCTCCATCGGTCGCAGTTTCTTACGCTCCTTCTTGTCGAAATCTTCATTTGCCATCGCATCCTCAAGCGACATGCGATAGCGGTTGCCCATAAACGAACACTCCTCGATGTTCAGGGCGGTCATGTCGTGGACCCAGTCGTCCAGAAGGACGTGCTGGGCAATCGGGACGGACCTGTCGATCTGGATGCCGTTGTAGTCGTATGTCCCGACGTGCTTGCGGCCAACCTTGATGATGCCGATGGAATACAGGGCGGACTTCACCGCGCGGGCCATCTCTCGGTGTAGAGTGGTTGTCTCCAGAAGAGCATTCATCACAGACTTGAGCTTGGCGGCGGTAGGCTTCAGCTTCCCCTGCCGTGTCAGGATGTTCACCTTGGGAGGGCGAGCAATCAACTGTCGCTCGTAGATGTTGGTGGCGATCTCCATCAGGTTCATGTGAACCGGTTTCTCGGCACCGTTGTCGGAGTAGTACACGCCGACGTATTGCTCCATCGCCTCCTTGTGCCTACGACGAAAAGGCTCCAGACGGTATCTGGAGCTTTCAATCGCATTGCGCAATCTGGCGACGTGCTTTGGGTCGTATGGGTTCGGCATTATATGTCGTCCCGTGTTGTCCTGCCGTGGTAATTCTCGAAATGAGCAGTCTCTTCCATGTCCATGAAGTCGGGCCGCCACTCCTGACGGAATGTTCCGTGCGACTGAACGACTTCATTCTTCACGGAAAGGAGTTCGATCAAGATTTCCTCTGCCGGTGTCTTCTTGCCAACCAGATTACCATATTTCGAAATACTCACGTTCGTCTTCCCTCCTTTGTTGGCGTCTCCACGCCAGTGACATGAGAGGCGGCCCCTGCGTCTCTCGTTCTGGTTTCTGGATGCTCCTGTGGAGTAACTTCGAGCAGAGAGCATCTGCAATGACTACGTCTCCATGATTGTCTCCCCTGTCACTTGGGTCAATCGAGTTTGCAGAGCCGCCGTGTTCGATCTTCCCGTTGGGGGAGTAGACGAACTCGGACGCCTGACGAATCGCCCTTTCGGACGGGTTGATAAACTTCTTCGAGACAAGCGCGTTGCGGTAGTCGTTCAGCAAGTCCTTCTTGCCGTCTCCGGTTGAAAACCAGCCGGGCTTGTCTGTCTGCCGCTTCTTGATGCTCCTGTCGTCGGTCATATAGTAGACGTTCCCAAACCTCAAGTCGTCGACGACAGTTTTTCCAAACGTACGCCCCGGACCAGTCGCCTCCCAGATCAGGTGAGCGGGACGCCCGCCCGGACCTGAGAACATATTGCACACCGCCACCGCCAGCTCGGCGAACCGGTTTGCGGAGAGCTGGTTGGTGCAAAGCTCTGCCACCTTCTCTCCGGACATCCTGTCCCCCACGGAGATGGCGGAGTCTGATGCTCCAGTGCCTTGGGACACATCGCACCCCACAACGTAGTCGCGGTCGGAGGGAGGGCTTCCGCCCTCATCCAGATGGCACCACACCCGGAGATCACCAACACTATCCTCGGAGAACTCCCCTGTGCCATCCGGGCTGACGATCATCGTTCCAGTGTGCTTTGGCTCAAGCCCGAATGCGGTGACGAGATCGTCGAGGATTTCCGGAGGGAAGAAGGGGTAGTTACTACCGAGGTAATCAATATCGAGCTGGGTGGCGATCTCCACGGGGTGGGCGCGACGAAGGCATTCTCCGTCGTACCAAGGGGAGCGGGGCTTCCCCTTCTCATCCTGATACAGGCCTTCGCCCTTCTCCGGATGGAGTGGCCAGTGAAGCCTGAGCCTAGGCGTCCCCTTCTCTCTTTGAGCGTAGAAAGCGTTTGCAGTGCCGCATGGGGTGCTGTTGAAGATTCGACAGTTTGAGGTGTCTGCGGTAGCTGAAAGAGTGTCCCACCCACCTCCGTCGAAAGCCGCGAACTCGTCGATGAGCATTGCCCCACGCCTGCCGCCACGTCCGATGTTGTCGTTCGTGGACTCGCCTTCGATCTTTGAACCGTTGTCCAAGTTGATGAGCTTGAGCTTGTTGCGAGTCATGGCGGGACGCATCCATGCAGGTATCCCTTTCATGAGGAAGTCGATGTGGCCAAAGAGGGAGTCGGCAGAGCCGTCCACGAGGCTCTCTTTACGAGAGACCATGAGGTACGACTGCATGGGGCGGAACAGCCAGCCCCAGAAGAACAGGGTGAGGCACATCCATGATGCACCCATGTCTCGCGACTTCTCAATGAGGATGTCGCTGCCCTTGAAGTCCTCACCGCTCTCCTTCTTGTGAGGGAGGGATTCTTCGAGGCAGAGAAGGGCGTTGTCTTGGAACCCGTAGGTGATGAAAGGGATCTTCGGGTTCGGCTTGCGGGGGTCATACGTCCAGCAGAACGCATTGATGAAGTAGAGGATGTCCCGCTCGCAGGCCTGCCACACCAAGTTCCTCAGTTCGGGATCACTCCCCGTCTTCTCCAGAATCTCCTTCCGGAACAGCAGGTTCGCCTCCATCTCCTTCGGAACTTGGGAGTACAGTGGTGAGGGCGTTGAGCATCTTGGCGATTTCACCGGCTGACTTGGAGGCATCTCTCGCGTACTCCTTCAGAACCTTGTCTTCGTCCTGCGTGCGTCCCACCATCCGCATCCACTCGACGTAGAAGCTCTTGGGGTCGCTGCGGGAGAACTGGAGCAGACCCCAAGCTCCACACGAGGGAGCCTCGGTGGCACTGCACTCGGGGTTCGCAATGTTGTCGTACACCCACTGGTAGTCTTCCCTCAGAGTGGAAGACTTGCCCTTGAACACGTCTGGAGAAAGTTCCGGCCCCGGAGCCTCAGGCCCGGAGGGAGGAGCTGCCGGTGAGGCTACCTTGGGGCCGGAACCGAACTCTGACGTGGCGATGACGTAAGCCTCGGACTTTGAGTGGCCCTCAGACTCAAGCTGCGCCCTTCGCCGCTTGAACTCCTTGAACCGCCCCTCTCTCTTGAGGGTTTCGGCAATCGACTCAGATGATGTCATCCTAGTACTCCGAGATCAGGATCATCAGGCCAAAGGCGACCAGTCCAGATGCCGCAAAGATCAATATCACTTGGCGTCCTCAATCGGAAGGTTCTTCCAAGGCTCGGCTCCGGGCATCTTGATGGTCTCGTCCATCGCCCAGTCCACCTTGACCTTTCTTGACCAGTCACGCATTCGCCGGACAGGCACGTACAGCGAGAAGCCTTCTCCCGCTCCACGGACCAGCATGCCGACGTACTTGCCTGTGGCGGCCTCGTAGATGCCCCCTCCAGAGCTTCCGGGGAAGGACGTGGCGTTTGTCTGGTCATAGATCGTCTTGTTGATGAGGCGGCCTCTTTGACTCACGATTCCGTCCGTCAGGCTGTTGCTGCCCAGTTCCCCGAGCAGGGAGCCGACGTGGTAGAGCTTCGTCCCCAGTTGCGGCGGCTTCTCAGACTTATAGAACTTCGTGCCCTCGGCGAACTGCCCCTTCGCCCTCACTCGCAGCAGGGCCAAGTCCTGTCCGTGGTCGGCATCAGAATACTTGATGACTTCAGCATCCAGCTCGTAGCGGCCCACCGTGCGGCCATCCTCGACCAAGACCTTCACAACCTTGGCATCCTCGAACTCCACGACCGTCTTCGTTGCCCCCGTCTTGGCGTCCACAGCCCTTCGCTCTTTCCGGAGTCCCGCCACAACGTGGGCTGCCGTCCAAACGAAGCTGTGCTTCTCCCTCTTGAAGATGACCCCGCTGCCTTCCGAGAAGCCCGCCTTGATCGTGACGGAGATGTTCTGGAGGTGGGGTACAATCTCTGGCTCAGCGGCTGCCGCCGGGCTTGCGAAGATTAGAGCTAGTGTGGCCGCTTGGAGTGTCTTTACCATCTTTCTTGTCCTCAGACGTGATTGCCTCGATGATGTCCTCCCGGCGTGCCAATTGCTCACAGTGCAGACACCAGACAACACAGCCTGAAGTAAGAGCCGCCGTAATAACAACCAACGCACTCAGGATAAACGTCCCGTTACCGTATGAACATATCACCGCTCCGGAGATCAAGGCAACAGCCACACAGGACATGATCGCAATGCCACACAGGCACATCAGGAAACGTCGGATCAACCTGCCCATACCTAACCCTAAATTTTGAGAGTGGGACTCCGACCGACTATATACGACCGGGGGGTCCGGTTCCATTTCGGCGTAGCCGTGAGCGGGGGATAAGAGAACTACGCGCGCCCAGAAGACCGGGGGGGTGGGTTCGTTTTTTGAAATATTCACTACACGATGTTTGACAACCGGTCCCACACACGACAGCAGCAGCAAGCTTACTGCTGTCGCTTAGGCTCATTGACCGCTTGTTAAGCTCGTGTGTGTGCGTGTGCGTGGGGGATTGTAAGGAGATGAGTTAGCTCAGGGCTCTCATGAGCGTGTATCACGCAGGGCAACACACCAGACAGACTGTTGCCAGATTGACAATCCTCCCAATTGCCAGCTTTTCTCGCGTTTCCCGTCCTCCCAGCCCAGCGTAATGCTAAAGATTACTCTTGTCTAGTCCGATGAATGGGTGAGCAGTGGGATAACCTCGCTGCATTACTAGGAGGATTGTGATGTTCTACGATACCCTGATTGCATTCTTGCCGGAGATTTGTGCTTGGGTGACCGGTGGATTCTTGGGTTCGTCGTTGATGTACATCTATATGGATGTGAAGCTTGTGGAAGCTAGACGACACCTCTCAACACTGGATCGCATGTACAATGAACTGAAGACAGGCTACCTAAGGGTGCAAAAGAACCAACAGAACTGACCAATAAAAGGGTGATTAGCGTGCAATTGCATGCTTTTCACCCTTTTTTTATGCGCTGTGGGTAAAGTTTGTCCCTTCTCGTTCCGATGAAGGGGTAGAACGAACGCTGTTTATGTCTTTTTGAAAGGGATGACATGGATTTTTTGGCAATGTTTAGTTTGGAACAAGTCCAAGGCATGCTCTCAGTTGTTGTCATGCTTGGCCTGTTCTGCGGCGTCTGGAAGCTGTTCAACATGGCTGTTGAGCGACTCGATGAGTGGTTCTTCAACCGACCTTATGCTCGCACTCAGATGACCAAAGCTCTGGCTGGTGATCGACAGCTACTCGCAAATGCTAAGGCAGAGAACGAGAAGCTGAAGAAAGCCCTAAAGAACAAGGTCGACAAGAACGAGTATAATCAGCAGAAGGATGCCAAAGCGCGGGCACAAGCAAAGGTGACACACTTAGAAAAGGATGTCAAAGGGCTAGAGTCCAAGCTAAGGAGCGCTGAGGAGGAGAACTACAGGCTGAAGACTCAGCTTGACGTTCTCCACGGTAGTTCTTACCGACCTCAAACTGTTCACAGTAGCCAGCGTGCCTCAAGTGGGGGCATTCAAAGCTTCTAGGACTGTGAGTGTCGGTGGAAAAGCCCGCTGACCTCGGTTGGCGGGCTTTTTTCGTTAACAAACAAAGAACAGGGGGGTCACACCCTTACCTTCAAGGAGGTACGCAATGTTTACATTGTGTCTGGCTGCTTCTGCGGCACTGTTCTTCTCCCTCTCGCTGTACTTCGAACAGAAGTGCAGGCGACTAACTCGGGAGCTGGAGTCCGCCTGTCACAGGGCGGTAGTCTGGCAACGGAGTATGGTCGCAGCGAGACGGGGGAAGGATCTGCCGTACAGGTTGACCCAAGAGGTCATCGAGAAGATAGCCAAGGAGTGACCCGAAGGCCTGCCAGCTTATGCTGGTGGGCCTTTTTTTATGCACGCACGCTAAAGAAGTGGCGTGGTTAGCCCGATGTACTTGTAACGCGGGGCATTGAGACCCTGCAAGACAATAGGAGAATGTTTGATTATGGCTATGCACCTAATCGTGTACGTTGTCGAGAAGGCTGGGTATGACCCCATCCAAAAGTGCAAGATGACCATCGAGGGTGACTTCGTCGGCGCCAAGTGCTTGGTGAGGCGGTCACTCGGGTACGCCTTGAACACAACAGACATCGACCTCGAAAACACAATCGAACGGTTCTTTGAACACAACATGACTCTCACAGAACTCAGGTCAATGCAACAAGCATGCCATGAGATCTCAGAGTCAGTTGAAGCGGAGGCTGTAAGCGCCTTTGAGAGAATCAAGACACTCGAAAGGGTGTTTGAAAATCGGCTGAACAAGATCAGGGAAAGGAGTGGCACTGCGGCCTTGTCGCGTGCCACGACAAGACTTTCCACGGATGACCAGCCGGAGAGCTTCTGAGGGCCTATCAGGGGCCTTCAAAGCCCTCCTGAGACCCAGATGGTGGTGCAATGCCACTGTCTGGGTCTTTTTTTATGGGCTATGAGGCGTGCGAAGCATGCTCTGAAGGCACTGAGGGGGTAATTCAGAGCTAAAAATACACTCTTGAAGTCTATTTTTGGCACATACGGCTAAAGATCTCGTCTGCATGGACCGATAAAGAGTGTAGATGGGAACGATGGATTCCCTAGACCTGTTTGGAGGACAAGAAGATGCCACGTTTTGACAATCTGCCCGTTGGAGACGACGGGGGACCAGACAAGCCAGACGACACCAACCCCCCGAGCGATAGCTTAGGGGACACGGACGAATGGCTCAAGAGTCTGTTCGCGGAGATGTCGGACGAAGATATCGACAGAATGACTCCAACCATGACTGCTGAGGAGGAGCTGAATAAGGCTGAGGTTCTTTACGAGAAGGGTTTTTTGACCGAGTTTGAACTCAATCAGAAGAAGGATGTTATCGCGAAGGTGATAAAGCTTCGCGAGATGAAATACATCGACGATGATGAGTACCAACACGCGATACACAACAACGGATTCTTCCGTGCCTGTGAAATACCCAAGCCGGAGGAACTGAGGCGGAAATAGCCACTCCAAGGCGACCGAAAGAGGCGTTGCATAAGGCAATACTTATGCAACGCCTTTTTTTATGCGCTGACGGCTAAAGTTCCGGGCCACAAGGCCCGATGAAGGGGTAGAAGGACGGCCACTGTGGCTGTCCATAACCGGTCTAGACAGAAAGGTATTTCAGTTGTCAGACCAAACTTTGCATGAGCTGGCTTTGTCATTGGCTGACCTCGTTAGCAATCACATCGTTGAGTTCCTCGATGAGGAGCGGTACTTCGGTGTTGATGACGCGGATGTTATCAATGAACTGTCGGCAATTGCTCGCGGTGCTGTGTCCGACCGCTTCAACGAGTTGTTGGACGACCCCGAGTCGGGGTGGACGCAGCAGCTTGTCAACTTGCCGCTCGGAGAGGGCTGTCATGCCCTCCAGAGCGTCAGGCATGTTGGCAACAAGCCTATCCTCAACCAGCCAAAACTCACTGCCCCCCAGAACGGGGGAAAGAAACGTGGCCGGAGGAGGAGACGCAGGAAAGGGGGTGGCGGGAGGCAACAGAAGCTTCCCGACATTCCTGATCCGTCGTTGGATGCGGCGGACGAAGACAATTACCCCGGAGGGCCATTTTATGCGTCCGAAGGGGAGGATCTCTCCGCTAGAGATCGTGCGTGGCTGGCAAACCAGCGAGCGGACGACGAATTCTGGAGAGACCAGTTAAACGACGACTCTTTCTGAGTCGAAAAGGAGGATGAGATGTTGAAGTTTTTCGCTCTTGCTGCCGTATCGGTGGCACTACCGATGTGTGGATGCTCTGGCACCCACAACCTTCGACATGAGGAGGCGACTCCTCGAAGTGATGTGGCCGACCTTGACAAGGTCATCGACGACCGCATCGAAATGTACATCCTACGGGATGTAAACCCCTCTGTGACGTGGGGGAGCGAGGCTGAGTCAACAGACTGAGTCAAGCCCCCAACCCGCAGGGGGCTAGGCACGCCAAAGGGTGCGTCCCCTATGGAGGTGAAGCCTTGTATGGGGAGGAGGGTTCAACTCCCTCCCGTGCCTTTCTGAGGGGGCCACGTACGGCCCTCTCTTTTTTTGTGTGGTTTCAGAAAGGGAACCAATGAAGCACGGTAATTCTGGCACGATAGACCGGTTGGTTGAACGAGTGCAGGCGGAGAACATCCGCAAGCACGACTTCATAAGCCCAACCGGTGTAATGACTGCCTCAGATGTGTACGGAGAGCCAAGGCTCAACTTCAGGGTGAACAGGGGGTCCGATGAGACAACCTCGTTCAATCTGGAGCAGGTGGCCCACGAAAACCTCTCCCAGCTCTGTGGCATCGACATGCGGTACTACCGCAAGTTGCTGGAACTGCCATCGAAGGAACTCTGGGCAACCAATGTAAACCAGTGGTTGCCGGGGGTGTCGAACCGAACGGTTCGCACCTTCGATGGAGAGTACGAGGACGACCTCGGGATGAGGTCGACGGGCAGTGTTCGCTGTTTGATGAGCGACCGATACTGGTGTCTCGACAACAGCGACCTGCTCGCAGCACTGATCCCTCAGTTTGAGAAGAGGGAACTGACAGTGCTGACAAGCAACCTCAGCGAGAGGCACATGGTCATCAAGGCGGTTTCGCCCAAGATGATCGCAGAGGTGCCTCACGTTGGGGATCGCGTGCAAGGCGGGATCGCAGTCGGTAACTCCGAAGTGGGCCAAGGCTCGCTGTGGATCACCGAGTACGACTATGTCCTGTCCTGCACCAACGGGATGGTTGGAGAAAAGGAGAGAAAGTACACGCACCGATCCGGCAAGTCCGGAGAGGATGACAGCAACTTCTCCTCCTACTCCAGCGAGACCAAGCGGAAGACCAACGAGGCCTTCTGGGCTCAAATCGCGGAAGACATCGACCGCTGCTTCGACGAGGAGCGGTTCGCCGGGAGGGTGAGCAACTACGGAGACGCTGCCGCAGACGAGGTTCACGAGCATCAAGAAGCTCGCGTGATATCCACTGTCTGTAGCGAATCAGGCGTCCCCAAGGATGACTGGGACAAGGTTCTCCGGCACTACCACAGGGGTGGGCAGGAGAATCGGTGGGGAGTGGCCCAAGCGGTCACCCGCTACGCCCAAGACGTCGAAGACTTCGATCTTGCGACCTCGCTGGAATCAGCTGGCCGCAAGGTTATGGACGGAGGCTTGTACAGATGAGCGTCCGAGAAGAAACCGAAGGCGTGCAATACTGCCCCATCTGCAAGGTGGAACAGAGCAGGCCTTACTACGACGGTAAATGCGAGGACTGCTACTTGGATGGCCTCCAAAGCATTACCGAAAGGATGGGCTCGGCAGGACCAAAGGTTCTGGGAGCCAGACAAGACGCCAGTAGGCGTGGAGGTGGAAACCCCACCTTCAACATAGGCAGGGACTAGAACTCCCTGCTGCGAATAAGGCCCTCGATGAGGTTTACACCTCGTCGGGGGCCTTTTTTTGCGCCTGTACCTCAGGGAGAACCCACCCCTCTATCTGCTCCTGAGAAGAAAGGCGGACGTCATCCCAGTCCTCGCGGATCTTGGCACACTCCTCGCGAATCTGCTCGGGGGACGGGAGGTACGGGATCTCCGACTTGCCGGGGAGGTGGTCTGGGTCCGGAACATGGTTGACCAAGTCCCAGTTCAGTGAAGCGCACTTGGGGCACGCGGGGTTGAACTTGACGTATATCCACCGGCAGTCAATGCACTGCTTGTCCCACACGCCACCCTTGTTTGCGATGTAGTGCGCCTTCTGCTCGTCCGTGCTTGGCTTGCCAAACTTAGGCCTCTTGCCCGGCATCTAACCCTCCTTGCAATGCCCCTCTTCCTCCAAGAGCTTATTGACACACCTCCCGTCGGCGAGGTACAGCTCTCCGAGATACCTGCCGTACTTGCCCTTCCTGTCCTTGACTGTCCGAAGAAAGAGCGGGTCAGGGTTCTCCTCAAGAAGAAAACCCAAAAACTCCTTGGCAAGGAGGCCCTGCTCCCGCTCTTCCCCTCGCACCTCATAGGTGTCAATGCCGGACAGCCTGATTCGGGCTTGGTGGTACATGTCCATTCCGAGGTCGACCATCACATCGACAGTGTCGCCGTCAACGATGTTCGTGACCGCACACTTGTACGTGTACAGGTCTTGCTCGCTCAGCATGACATGTTCCAAGGCCAATACTTGGCCAGCTCCTCTCTCGTTCACAGTTCCAACCTTCCCATCCTGTGCAGGCATGGCAGCTCGATAATGTCTCCCGGTGCCGCCTCTGCTGGCCTGAGCCGGGAGGCGAACCCCTCGCCCAAGTATCCCGCCTGTCTCAGGCAAGTCAAGACAAATTCTGAACAAAAGAATCGCTCAGGGTCCACATCCAGAGGAGCCCCTTCCTTGTCCTTACGCTTGCGTAGCCAGCGGCACCAAGTCCTGAGGAACTGGTACTTGGGGGCGTACTGCTTGCCCCAGTGGGACAGGGCTTCCGCAACCAAGGTGGTGCGATTGATCTTGTTGTCCTTCGGCTTGTGAAGCTCGTACCAGTCGATCCAGTCACCATCCTCTAAGCACTTGGAGACAGGGAATATCCTGATTCCCCGCCCCTCAAGGGCTTCCATGACACACAAGCGACCGTGCATCCAGAGGGCAAACCCGACGTGAGAGGTTCTAGACTGGGTGAAGTACCTTATGAGCCAAGACCACCACCTCGTGCCCCGAAAAGCCAAGACATCCCCGTCCTTAATCTGATCCCTCACCGTCAGGTATTTCATCTGGTTCTCCCAGCTTGAGGTCATACTTAGTATCGAGATCAGGCAGGTCGACCCCGGAAGCCCCAGAGAAGAGGCTCAGCAGGTCTGGAAGTGCTGCACCGACCCCCCCGCTGGCAAGAAGACCGGCAAGAATTGCCAGTTTGGGAAGCCAGCTCTTCCCTTTCCCGTTCGTGTTCGTCTCCGAGTGGTTGTGCGTCACGTCCCCGATGTGCGTACTCCCTGTCTTGGACTGGCTCTGGAAGTCTTCCCCAAGGTGGGTGCGGTAGTGGGCACGAACAAGCTCCTGCCCGAGCCGGAGGCTTTCGGCCACATCCTCAGCCTTGGCCTGCTCCTCCAGCATCCTGATCCCGGCCCATCTCTCCACCAGCTTGTCGAACAAGCTCTTCACGGAGTTCCTCCGCTCTTCTGGACACAACGGTAGACAGGCTGCCGTCTAAGGCAGACATCCTGATTGCAGCAATCCGCTTGCGGTGCAATGCGGAGTTACGTTCCGCTTGGAGCAGTGGATCGAGACTTTCCACTACCGCTCTCCTCAACGATACGGTGTCCCAGAGCCTCGGCCTGAGAAACCATGTTCTTGGCTTCCTGATGCTCGTAGCGGATGCACTCAACCAAGGCGTTGAAGCCGTTGGCCGCCTGTTGCGCGCCGTTCAGGGCGTGCATCTTCATCATCGCGTAATCGTTGGCGGCAAGTTCGACAGAATCGGGCATTATTCAATCCTTGTGACAGGGGCATAAGGGACATTCAGGGCAATCGCAGCCTTCTTGATCGCACATCACTTGGCCCTTGGTAAGAGTAGCTTGATCGGTGTTCCGAACGGGTAAGACTGCTCTTGCAGCACCTTCCCGGTTACCGGGTCTAGTATTTGGACGCGGATAGGGGTCCGTTTGATCCGCTCAAGTTCGGCTCCCCTCCTCTTTAGCTCAGAAAGAATATGCACTATGGCCTTCGTTCTGTCAACGTCGCTTCCCAGAGGGATGCCCTCGAACTCGAACCCGCCAACCTCCGCCTTCTTGGAGGAGAGGAGGCTCAGGCCGAGCTTCTTTTCTGCGTCTTTCAGGAACCCGACGAGCTGATCGTGGGTGGACGAGAACATCTCGTCGTTGTCCTTGTTTCCGTGGGACATCACGCCCACTAACGACCCGTCAGCAAACACTCCCCCGCCAGAACACCCCTTGTTGAACCGGGTGTTCTTGACCCCAAACTCCCATCGGACTGCATCGAAGTTGGTCAGTGTCACCAAGCCCTTGAACTTGGAGGCGATTATGAAAGGCCCCTTCCCTTTGGGGTAGCCGCACGACACAAACTTCTCCAGCTTCGGCTCAAGCTTCACCGGGTAGATCGAGTCAATCTGGGAAGTTGGGCACCTGAACAGAGACATGTCCACAGTCCGGTCTATGTACACCCAGACGGCAGACCCCTCCTTGCCGCTGGGGAGATCAACCTTGGTGGACATGCCCACGCCCGGAGCGCAGTGCGCGGCCGAAACCCCGTAAGAAAACTTGCCCTCAGACGCCACCATAGTGGCACTGCAACCGCTTATCCTCGCAGATGCGGGCACGAAATCAGGGCTGGCCGCACCGGCAACCCGAAACATGAGTGCCATCGACACAGCGATAGACAGGACGTGGAGAATAGGTCTGCGCATAAAAAAACCCCGACGCCATCTTCCGATGACCCCGAGGCCTTGTCAACTAGCGTTCCTTCCATGCGAGCCCGACAGCAATGGCGGACCAGACATCCCCGGTCACTCCGTAGAGTGGGCCGGGTTCTTTTTTTGTCCCAATCGCATCCATTCCATCTTCGGTGTATCTCTCGATTATGCACCTCCGGACGTCAGAATCGCGGGAGTGAGTCGTGCCGCAAACGGCCTTTTTCACGTCCCGCCGACTAATCCTGTCCGCTTCACCCGGATGCCACGCTTCGAGAAACTTGCCTGTCCAGACAAGGGTCTCAAAGACCTCTGTCCCGACAGGTTTCCCGTAGCTTGTCATACCCTCAACGACAAGGGTGTCGACAGTGTGCCACCCCCTCCCCGTGGACCTTATGGCCTCCAGAAGGGTCTCGTTGGGCTCTTTCCCAAACGTGGTCACAGCGCCGCCCCCGCGCACCACCGCCCATGCGGACAAGGTGGTGCCGGGGTCAATCGCCAAGACGGTCTCAAAACTACCCATGATGGTAGCCGCGTTGAGGGAGTACAGTTTCGGTAAACTCGGGAAGTTCTATCCCATTATTTACCGCATCACGGATCTGTTTTACCAGAGCGAGGGCTTCTGGAGTCCCCGCTTCGGTCGCGAAATACTTCTCGCAAAGCTCCCCGAACCGCCTCTCTTGGGCCACTGCCGGGGTCTGCTTCACCAATCTCGCGAACTCCGTCTTGTCTCTCTCGATCTGCTCCAGAGACCGCCTCTGAATTTCTTGTGGCATTCGTCGCCTCCTTCTCGTATTGGGTTTTGAACTGCTGAAAGAGTTGCCCTCTGTTGAACTCCGTCATGGAGCAGAGGTTCTGCCAGCCGATCTTCTTTACCGCTGAAATGGTTGGCCCATCCAGCGACTCCCTCGCCTCGACTGGCTTTCCCAGACCGAAACGAGAAATTGCCTCCCGAACCTTCTCCCATGCTGTCTCAGCCGGGATGTCCGGTCGACGTCCTTCCCACCAGTCGTCCCTGTCGTCGTCCCACCTCTCTTGGTTGAACCAAGTCGATGGGTGAGGGATGTACTGGCGATCCTGCCCCTTTTTGGCCTTGGCGTACTCCTGAACAGCGTCCATTAGGGCGTCAAAGCCAATGCTGTCTTTCGACATCAGGGCCTTCTTGATGGCTTTCAAGGCCGCTCCCCTCGCAACCTTGCGTGGGTAAGCCTTGTACAGGGCCATCGCCTGATCTTCAGTTCGCATCTGCTCCTCCTTTCGTAGGGCCTGTGATTCTGATTTCCAAGCTGAAGTCGAAATCGAGTTCTCCTTCCTCCTCTGCTTCCGCAAGGACTCTGGCGATCTCTTTGACCCCTGAGTAAGGGGCTCGCAACGTCATCACAGCAGTAGTTTCTGCAACCACAGTATTCCTCCTAAATGCGCAACACTCCCTATCCGGGGACATACGTCACCGTTATGTCAGGATGCTGGGGGGCCTGCCGTATTGATCGCGAAAGCGACATGTCCCCACCGGGATGCTAGGGTAAACATAGCCCGGAATTGGTTTTTACTCGGCATCGGGTTCGTGAGACCCGCCGGGTAACCTCCCCTGTGAGACCAGAAATCCGACTGCTTTTAGCGGATTTGGGCGACGGAGCGTACCCGCCCAGATGTTTAGACGCCCCTGATTTGTCTCACATGCACCTAACTGCTTATCGTTGCAGCGAACCCATGATAGGCACGCCGAAACGGTTGTCAAGAAGTTTTTTCTTGAAGTGGACCTGCCGGGAATCGAACCCGGTGCCCCAGAAGCGGTTCTAAGTCCGCCGGAACTCACCTGTCAGGCCCAAAAAGCACAGACGGGCTCGCCGCCCATTCTGGCCTCGGGAGGGAATTACCCTGCCCGTCTGTGCCGAGTAAGAGAGAGGAGCAGGGTTCACGCTAGAAGGCCGTCACCTGCTAGTCCCAGCGGCCTACTGGGAACTCCTCTCAATGCCTTACGGCAGTAAAGTCCGCTTCAACGGAGCCGCTGGGGCCCTGCGAAGCTCGAAGGTCCGGACAGTAGTCCTCGACCTCCGGCAATCCTTACAGCGGCATGTCGGGAGAGGGAAGAGTCTTCCCAACGCCCGTCCATATCCGCCAACAACCTCTGAAGCGGCTCCCGCCACCCTACCGGCGACGGTAACCACTCCTCCGTGGACAACCTTAGCGGTGCCAACGACACCTCTGTGTGCAAACTCAACGGTATCAACGACACCGTCGTGTGCAAAGTCCACAACTTCGACTGCTCCGTCGTGAACGTCAATCAAGACGCCCTTGAAGAACAGTCCGGTTCCCTTGAC